GATTTCCGTGTAGTTTGTGACGATACAAACAACACGCCACAAATCATTGACCAGAATCAATTCATCGCGTCTGTCTTTATTAAGCCAGCACGTTCAATCAACTACGTCACTCTCAACTTCGTCGCGGTTCGTACCGGCGTCGAATTTGAAGAAGTTGTCGGCACTGTATAAGGAGATTGAACATGTCACTTAGAGTAGACGATTTTAAAGCAAAATTAAAGGGTGGTGGTGCACGTGCTAACTTATTCCGTGTCATCATGAACTTCCCCGCTTATGCTGGTGGAGATTCAGAACTAACTTCATTCATGTGTAAGGCATCACAGTTACCTGCATCAACGGTACCTGCAATTGATGTACCTTTCCGTGGTCGTGTCCTAAAGATTGCGGGTGACCGTACATTCGAAGACTGGAACGTAACGGTAACTAACGACACAGGTTTTGAAGTTCGTGACGCAATGGAACGCTGGATGAACGGCATCAATGGTCACAGTGCAAACTCAGGTCTAACAAGTCCTGTTGCATACCAAGCAGATATGACTGTAGAACAACTTGACAAAGACGGAAGCGTACTAAAATCGTACACATTCCGTGGTGCATTCCCAATCAGTGTCGCATCAATTGAGTTATCATATGACTCAAACGACGCGATCGAGGAATTCCAAGTTGATTTCGCAATCCAATACTGGGAGTCAAATACCACTAGTTAAAGGTATTATAAGTAAGTTTGATGGGGGTGCCTTGCACCCCCTTATACTTGAACTGAGGATCTTATGGCAGATAATGACTCAAACGTTTTCTCCGCATTCGGTTTCGAACTGAAGAGAGCGTCAAAAGAAAAAGATAAAAATAAAGTAACATCTATCGTCCCTAAAGTGGATGAGGATGGTGCTGGTTACGTCACCGCGTCAGGTTCGTACTTCGGACAGTATATTGACATGGAAGGCGGTTCTGCTAAGGATAATCATGGACTCATCGCTAAGTATCGACAAGTCGCGGAACATCCGGAAGTCGATGCTGCAGTTGAAGACATCCTAAACGAATCTATCGTTGCGGGTGAACTAGAATCTACTGTTGCGTTGAACCTAGACAAGGTCGACACCTCAGACAAAATCAAAAACACACTACTCGAAGAGTTCGGCAACATCGTTGCAATGTTGAACTTCGAGGAATACGGTCACGACATGTTCCGTTCATGGTATGTCGATGGTCGTCTATATCACCACCTTGTGGTTGACACATCTAATCCTAAGATGGGGATCCAAGAGATCCGTCCGATCGACTCTGCAAAGATTCGCAAGGTCAAAGAGGTGAAACACAAAACAGATCCAGCAACTGGCGCGAAGTTGGTAGACAAGGTAAATGAGTTTTACATCTACCAAGACAAAGGCGGTACAGGTACTGGTGTCAAGTTGACCTCTGATTCTGTTTCGTATATCACTTCAGGTTTATTGGACAACTCAAAGAAACGTGTCCTATCCTATCTACAGAAAGCAATTAAACCCGTAAACCAGTTGCGCATGATGGAAGACTCGTTGGTCATCTATCGTATGTCTCGCGCACCTGAGCGTCGTATCTTCTACATCGACGTGGGTAACTTACCGAAGGGTAAATCAGAACAATACATCAAAGACATTATGTCGCGTTACCGTAACAAGATCGTTTATGATGCACAGACGGGTGAGATCAAGGATGACCGAAAGCACATGTCGATGCTTGAGGACTTCTGGTTACCACGTCGTGAGGGTGGTCGAGGAACAGAGATCAGTACACTGCCAGGCGGTGAGAACCTTGGTCAGATCGACGACATAATTTATTTCCAAAAGAAGTTGTATCGTTCATTGAACGTGCCCCTATCGCGTCTCGAACAGGAACAACAGTTCGCACTAGGTCGTGCGACAGAGATCAACCGTGATGAGGTTAAGTTTCAGAAGTTCATTGACAGGTTGCGACGTAAGTTTGCAAACCTATTCACAGGTATTTTAAGAAAGCAGTTGTTACTGAAAGGTACATGTACTGAACAAGATTGGGAGTCGTGGAAGAACCACATCCAGATCGATTTCAACCGCGACAACCACTTTGTCGAATTGAAGGAAGCAGAAATACTGCGAGAACGACTACAGACTATGGATCAGGTTTCCACATACGTAGGAGAGTACTTCTCACGTGAGTGGGTTATGAAGAACGTCATGATGTTCAATGATGAGGACATCGCAGAGATGGCGAAACAAGTCGAAGCTGAGAACTCAAACAGCGACGATATGGATGATGATTTTTAAGGAGTATATGTAATGAGTGAAACAACTGAAAATTTAATCGGTGCTTTAGAGGTCGGAAATTTCACTTCTGCCGAAGAACTATTTAACACCATTATGCAAGACAAGGTTCAAGATTCGTTAGACACCGAAAAGATTAGTGTTGCTAATCAGATTTTCAACGGTGTTGAAGCAGAAGATTTAGAAGTAACCGACGAAGAAATCGATGCGGCATTTGAGTCGGGTGATTTTGAGGAATATGTATTCGGACTTGATACGGAAGAACTCGAATAAAATCGATGTTAAAAACTTTTCGTGTATAAATAGACTAATAAGGAGGCAAGATGAAAACTTTTCAAGAAATTCGTGAGGCAAAGGACAAGGTCGTCTTCAACAAGAAGATGTCTGGTTATCCTGTTGTCATTACTAAAGTCGCGAAAGGATTCCATCTAACAATTGACGGAGATTCTGTCGATACCTTTAAGTCGCAAAAAGAAGCGGAAACAACCGCAAAACAAGTCCTGAAGGACTTAGGAAAATAAAATGAAGCTGATTAGCGAATTCGTAGAAAACGACATTGAATGCATCGTTGAAGCCAAAGAGAACGGCGAGAAGAACTTTGTCATTGAAGGTGTATTCGCTCAGGCAGACAAAAAGAATCGTAACGGACGTATCTACCCAAAACCAATTATGGAGAAGGCGGTAAATACGTATGTTGAAAATCAAGTTAGCAAAAAACGTGCTGTTGGGGAACTCAATCACCCTGAAGGTCCGACTGTTAACTTGGATAAAGTTTCTCACCTCATTACTGACTTGAAATTTGAAGGAAATGATGTGGTTGGAAAGGCACAAATATTGGATACCCCAATGGGTCAGATAGTGAAAGGTCTCTTAGAAGGAGGTGTTCAACTAGGTGTGTCAACTCGTGGAATGGGAAGTCTTGAGAGTAAAAACGGCGTAATGTACGTCAAAGATGATTTTATTCTTGCTACGGTAGATATCGTGCAAGATCCATCGGCACCGGAAGCTTTTGTTAATGGGATTATGGAAGGTGTGGATTGGGTCTGGAATAATGGAATCTTAGAACCTCAAGCTATTGAAGATATTGAGACTGAAATTAAGCAAGCACATATCGCACATCGTCCTGAAGTGCAGATTCGTGAATTCAAGAATTTCCTCTCGTTAATCAAATCTAAACTATAAAGGAGTCACTATGACTGATTTAAATCAAGCAGTAGAAAGTGAAATCCGCGATACTGAGATTGAGTCTAACGAAATCGTGGAGGAAACTCTCGAAGAAGCAGCACCAGAAAACAAAGATGCAGTCACTGAACCAGAAGCACAGGCTTCAGTTGACAAGGCATCCGATGCTGCTCCAAAGGCTACCCCACCAAAAACCAAGGCGGGAATGATCAACGCAATGCATAATAAGTTAATGACATCTAGTAAATCAGATGTTCAAGCTGCTTATAACAAGATGCATGAAGGTGTTGTAAATGCCGAAGACTTGGTAGCAGAAGAAGTGGACACTGCGTCCGAACTTGCTGCTATTGTTGAAGGTGAAGCGACTCTATCTGAAGAGTTCAAGAAAAAGACATCTGTAATCTTCGAAGCGGCTGTAAAGTCAAAGCTTTCAGAAGAGATCACACGTCTTGAAGAGAACTACGCGGTAGAACTTGCTGAAGAAGTCGAAACAATCAAAACTGACCTAGTCGGTAAGGTTGATTCATACCTAAACTATGTAGTTGAAACTTGGATGGAAGATAACAAGGTTGCTATTCAGAACGGTCTACGTACTGAAGTCGCAGAGTCTTTCATGAACAACATGCGTGATCTATTCGTAGAATCATACATCGAAGTTCCAGAAGCCAAGGTCGACCTAGTTGACGAACTTGCAGGACAAGTAGAAGAGTTAGAAGAACGTCTAAACAACACTACTGGTGATGCAATTTCACTAGCTGAAGAACTTGAAACTTATAAGCGTAACACTATCATCGCTGAGGCATCACGTGATTTAGCAGATACACAAGCGGAGAAGTTAAAGGGTCTCCTAGAAAGCGTTGACTTTGAAAACGAAGAATCTTTCGTTGCGAAGGTTAACACTGTCAAGGAATCATACTTCTCAAAAGAAATCCCAGAGCAACTTGAAGAATCTGTCGAAGAAACGACAGAGGAAGAAGTAGAGGTTTCATCTGTAATGGAGAATTACCTACACGCTCTTCGTAAAACCACTAAGCAATAAGGAATAGTAAAATGCAATCATTCGATACATTGATTGAGAAGTGGTCACCAGTACTTAACGAAGAATCTGCTGGCGCGATCACTGATCCACTACGTAAGGCAGTAACTGCTGCCGTCCTAGAAAACCAAGAACGTGCTCTAATGGAAGAGCGCAATGCAACAGCAGGTTTCCTAGCAGAAGCACCAACCAACTCAACTGGTGGTGCAATTTCGAACTGGGATCCAGTTCTAATCTCACTAGTACGTCGCGCAATGCCAAACCTAATGGCATACGACCTATGTGGTGTCCAGCCAATGTCTGGTCCAACTGGTCTAATCTTCGCGATGAAGTCACACTACAACGGTCAGGGACCAGGCAACGAAGCACTAGGTCTTGATGAACCACAATCTGGTTTCTCTGGTGCAGTCGATGCAACAGGCGAATCTTCAGGTCTTGCTGGTCTACAAACTGACGGAACTGGTCGTGAACTAGGTCTACCAGGCCGACCAATGTCTACAGGCGCTTCTGAGTCTCTAGGTGAAGTTGACGGTTCATTCAAGGAAATGGGTTTCTCAATCGAGAAGCAGAGCGTTGTTGCTAAGTCACGCGCACTGAAGGCTGAGTACTCACTAGAACTTGCGCAAGACCTAAAGGCAATCCACGGTCTAGACGCAGAAACAGAACTTGCAAACATTCTGTCTACAGAAATCCTTGCAGAGATCAACCGTGAAATCGTTCGCACAATCAACTCTCAAGCGGTTCTAGGTGCACAGACTTCTAACGTCGCTGCTCCAGGCATCTTTGACGTATCAACAGACGGCGACGGTCGCTGGTCTGCTGAGAAGTTCAAGGGTCTTGCAATGCAAATCGATCGTGAAGCAAACGCAATCGCGAAGGCTACACGTCGTGGTAAGGGTAACATCGTTGTATGTTCATCTGACGTTGCTACTGCACTTGCTGCTTCTGGTCAACTAGACTACACGCCAGGCGCTGGTCTATCAGTAGATGATACTGGTAACACATTCGCTGGTACTCTAAACGGTCGTCTACGCGTATTCATCGACCCATATGCAACTGTTGATTACCTAACAGTTGGTTATAAGGGTTCAAACGCATATGACGCAGGTATGTTCTACTGCCCATACGTACCACTACAGATGGTCAAGGCTGTTGCAGAAGATACATTCCAACCTAAGATTGGTTTCAAGACTCGTTACGGCATGGCTTCAAACCCATTCGTATCAGGTCCAGGCCAACACGACATGGCTAACACAGCAGGTGCGAACACATACTACCGCATCTTCCGTGTTGACAACCTAATGGTCCAAGGATCATAATAAAAAAGAACTAGTCTACTAGTCATTTTGGGGAGTCTTCGGACTCCCTTTTTTTTGTGTATAAATAATTCGATAACGAGGATGGATTATGAGCGTAACATCAAACACAAACCTTTTACAACCTACGGGATTCCGTATCGTAATCGAGCGCGCGAAATATGGTAACCTTGAATTCTTTGCGCAGTCAGTAACACACCCAGGCTCTACAGCAACACCTTTTGAGATGCCTGTTCCAAAAACACAAAGATTC